ATAATATAAGGGTATTAAAAAAGAAAGGAGAATTTATGAATGATACAGTAAAAGATAGATTCGAAGAATGTAATAGCCCTAACGAGCCGTTAGATACTTTGATTATTAGTAAAGCCTACCCTAAAGAATTAAGCGAAAAATTGAACGGCTCAGTTCGGGTAATCGTAGATTTCTACAACGTCGGTAGCTCTACTATATTGCGTATAAATGGTAACGATGGCTTCCATGCAGTCTATTCGTTTATGCGTTGTAACTCGGTTTTATCTGAAAATGAGTGCGTCGAAATGGTTAATTGTATGATTGCTGAAGATACTGAGTTCGTTGAATCTATGGCTTCATAGACGGTTTAACGGGAGTCGACCGTAACAAAAGAAGGCTCCCACTTTATAGAAGGAGAATTATGAAAAACTATAAAAAATCAAAGACTACTCGCCACCTATTTATAGGAGAAGAGTGGCTTGACGAAAACGGCGACCCAATGAAGGTTGTCAAAATAGAACCTGCTGAACGAGGCACGCCAGAATTTCCAGCTACTAGACTTACATTCGATAATGGCACTCAGCACTGGGACGGCGAACAATGGGGAGTAACCGAATAAATCACTAGCCGATTTTAAAGACCCTCGCTTTATGCGGGGGTTTTTTATGCTCTATTAAATCTATGTGTATTGTTATTCTGTAAAATAAAAAAGTTTTTGTAAAAAAATCTCTAAAACTACTAATATCTCTAATAAACTAATAGAATGGCTCTACAAGTCTCTTGGTTACTCTGTTCTTTGGTTTCTCAAAACTAATAGAATTCTATTAGTCTATTAGAAACTATGGTAAGATTCCTAGAGGGCATGAGAAAAACTATTAAAATAGATTATTTTATAATAATATAGTAATATCATTTGTCACACGAGGAGATAAGATGAAACAGCTAACATATACTTCACTCATGCCTACCGAAGATGGTAAATCATTTATAGATGATAAGGGTAAGATTTGGCAACCCCTCAACTCAAAACAAAAGAGATTCTGTAAAGAGTATTTCAAAGGTCAAACAGCTACTGAATCAGCGATAAAAGCAGGGTATACGAAGGATAGGAAGGGTGCGAAGACACAAGGCAGTGTATTACTAAACCATAACCCTGTTGTGCGAAACTACCTCATCGACTTGGAAATCGCAGCTTCGGAAAGAGATGCAGTTTCCCTAGAGAATCATTTATCTACTCTACATGACCTCAGAGAAGAGGCAAAAGACCAAGGACAGATATCCGCTGCCATCACAGCAGAGGTCCATCGAGGGAAAGCAGGTGGACTCTACATTGATAGACGCGAAATATTAACTGCAAAGATTGATATGATGTCAAAGGATGACATACTCACTCGCCTCGAACAGTTGATAAAGAAAAGAGCGACGGATTCTAATATCATAGAAGGAGACTTTGCACCCAAAGATTGATAGAGCAAGTTTCTCTTGTTCTTTATACTGCTTTACTTTGGTACCAATCTGACATACAATATAACTATATTAACGGGGTAGTTCCCACTATTAGAAAGGAGAATATTATGAAGATAGATAAAAACTACAAAGCAGGCACTCAAAAGAGTTCTGTGGATTACAGTGCAGTAGTCACATTGATTGCTACACCTACGGGGAAATTTCCACCTCAAGCTGGAAAGATTGTCGAAGCTTTACTAGCTGCGAAAGACTACAGTCTTACAGTTGGTGAGTTAGTTGGAACTGATGGTTCGACTGATTCTGCTTTAGATAAAGCTGGATTGGTAACAGTCCAAACACCGATGGATATCTGGACTCATTACAGAGCTAGACTCATCGAAGAAGGATTAGTAACGATTAGCTAGACTAATTGACTGGTTCCAAAGGGCGACTTCGGTCGCCTTTTTTGTGCTCGTCTCTGGTCTACTCTATCCATCACTCTACTCTATCACTCAATCTACTCTATCACTCAATCTATTGCCTACTCTTTCCCACCCTCCCTCCCTCTCTGGAAAAAATGTAATCCGTCCGTCCGTCGTTCCTAAAATCTTAATACTAAACTAACTAACTTAACTAACCTAACTAACTTATATAACCTAACTAACCTATATAAATTAATTAAACTAATTTACCTAAAACCCTTGCAATCTGTCTGCATTACTATAATATTAACAATATGGATAACATAAAAAACGCTAAAAAAGCTGAGGTTACTACAACCAAGAAACAGAATGTAGAAGGTAGCACTAACAATGCTGAAGTTAAACAAGCTATTAATAACATAGCTAATAAAAAGGCTATGTTTACTAAAGCTGAGTTAAATGACATGAAGTCTGACACAGCTACAGGTAGTAATGGTGGCATTGATACTATCAGTATTAATAATAAAGATAGTTTCACTACTGTTAGAAGGTCTGCAAGTAGTAAGCAGGTTAGACACTTAATGAGAGTTATTGCTCAAGAGTGTTCTAAATCAGCTACAGGTATTATCACTTATCAAGCATTTTGTGATGCATGGGAAGATGAAAATAGATGTGGTTATAAACAATCTGTTCCTGAATGTTTTACACATTATTGGAATGGTAGTAGTGGGGCTACTAAAAATTTAGTTAGAACTACTAGTAAACATAACCTAGACTTAGCTACATTAAATGACGCATTGTCTTTTAATAGCTAATATTTAACTCACTATTCATACAGGGCTACATTAGTAGCCCTTTTTTTATGCCCACATATCTACTCTACCCCTAGCCTAACCTACCCTTACAACGCACCCCTATACCCCCTAGCCCTACGCTAGCGTCCTCACCCTCCGCCGCTCCTTAGTTTCAGCCTCAGTTTTGCAACTACTTTACAAATAAGTCCCTAGTGAAAAAATTTTGCGAAAAAATTTTTTTCGATTATACTTTCGTTATGAAAGGATTACTTAAAAATATAGTAGGAGCCGTTGCTCCAACATTAGGTTCAGCTTTATCAGGTCCTATGGGCGGCATGGCTGGCGGGGTCATAGCTAAAGTATTAGGGGTAGATAATAACCAAGCTTCTATAGAAACCGCTATGCAAAACGCAACTCCCGAACAGTTGTTAGAGATTAAAAAAGCAGAAAAAGATTTCGAAGTTAAAATGAAAGAACTTAACGTTGATGTCTTTAAATTAGAAACGCAAGAAAAACAACATGCTAGAAGTATGTTCTCTAAAGATTGGACAGCCCGTATTATAGGAATAGCTATGATTGGTGGGTTTTTAGGTTATATCTTTTTAGTTACCTTACAACCCCCTGAACAAAATTCGGAAGCGTTAATAAATTTGGTACTCGGTTATTTAGGTGGTTTAGCATCAGCCGTAATAAGTTTCTACTTCGGTGCTTCTAACAAAAGTGAGTAAGGGCAGTAGACCACGACCCGTGGACCGTGATAAGTTCAACGCTAACTTCGATAAAATATTTAAAGATAGAAAAAAATCCGCCGCGAACCAAGAATCCCATCCCAAAGATTAACTACTTTACTTTTATTTTGTAAATATCGTTTTACAAAAGACGGGTTTTTAACATATACTTTGTAAATGGCTGAACGAGCACCAGACGTCGGAACTATAGAACCAATACCACAATCAACGACTCCGTTGATGGATAGGATTTATAATTATATAAACCAACCTTTAAATACTGAAGACCCTCTACAAAATATTGTAGAAAATGTAGCTGATTTTATTCCTGGAATATCTACAATGCTAGCTAGACGTAGAGGAGATAAACTAGGAGAAGCTTTATCTTATTTAGATTATATTCCTGGTGGTGCTATACCTGCCGAAATGATAACGTTTGCAGCAAAACGAGCTAATATAATTAAACGATTAAAAAGAGAAGAAGAAATACAAAAAAGGGCTGACGCTACTGAAATGGCGGGTTCTGTAAAAGAAGAAGCTAGATTAATTAAACAACTTAAAAAACTAGACGCAGAAGAAGCAGCAAGAAAAGCAAAATTTAGAATTGACGATGATTATGTTCCTACCCCTAAAGGATATACGTATAAAACTCCACCTGAAGGTGCATTATTTCGTGGCGATAAAAGTGGGATGAAAAATTTTGATATTACAGATACTTCTGATATTGTTCCATCTTCAGGTATTTATTCTGTAATAGACCCGACAGA